GCCACTTGATTGGCACATACTGCTGGGCGATCCTGAATGTGGCGATTTAGAAATTGTGCCACTGACTTCACTGAATGACAGACTGTTTCATGCATTCTGTTTCAATGCAATCACAGACTCTCTTCCTTCCTATCAAGAAGTACGCATCATCAACATATACAATGAAGTGGATTGGTTCTTTCCAAGAATGAAATCAAACCAACTGCTGTCTGTGCCTACATCATCTCGCACAAAACCTCAGTGTGCATATTTTATTAAAGAGATAAATCGCAACACTGATATGGTCAAACTAAACAATTTATTCCATGCTTAATTTTAACAACGAAGCACCTTTGAAAATCATAGCAGGGCCTTGCCAAATTGAATCCATGGATCATGCCATGAAGATGGCAGAAACATTAGCAGACATTTGCTATGAAACAAGCATGCGTTGGGTGTACAAATCATCTTTTGACAAAGCCAATCGTTCATCTGTAGCATCTGCCAGAGGAGTAGGCATAGATGAAGGATTGAAAATATTAGAAAAAATTAAAAAAGAATTTGATGTGCCTGTGATCACAGACATTCATGCTCCTGAACAAGCAAAGCCTGTGTCACAAGTTGCAGACATCATTCAAATCCCTGCATTCTTGTGCAGACAAACTGATTTGATTGTGGCAGCTGGCGAAACAGACTGTTGGGTGAATGTCAAAAAAGGACAGTTCTTATCCTACAGAGAAGTTGCCAACATCAAAAATAAATGTCCTAACAACCAAAAATTTATGATCACTGAACGTGGCACTACATTTGGTTACAACAATCTTGTGGTAGACATGCGTGGTGTACATCACATGCGTGGACACTATCCAGTGATAATGGATGGCACACACTCTGTGCAACAGCCAGGAGGCATGGGCACATCATCAGGTGGTGACAGATCGTTTGTAGAACCACTGTGTCGATCTGCTGTGGCGCTGGGTATTGCTGGCGTGTTTCTTGAAGTGCATGACAATCCTGACACAGCACCATCAGATGGACCCAACATGCTGACCCCTGATCAATTTAGAAAACTAATTACCAAACTGAAAATACTTGATTCCACAGTCAAACAAAAGTTATAATAAAACATGGCAGGAAACTTTTTAGACATCAAATCAATGATGCGAGCAGTGGACTCGCGGGACAAAACATGGTATGATCGATTGTCTGATGATGACAAAAAATTGTATTCGCCATATATGACTATGAAATGGTCAGCATCAGTTGAAGACTACCGTGACTTCGGGCCAGAATCAAATAGAACCGCAAAAGAATGGTATATTGAAGTAATAAATGAAAAAGTAAACAAAAATTTGTGGACATTATCTAAAAATCATAAATCTTTATTATGGAGATTAACCGCATCTGTTGGACTCAAATTCAACCTATTTCACAAATGGCTAACTCCTCAAAAGAAAAAGTCATCTGAAAAATCCAAGATGAAAGAACTGCAAGAATATTATCCTGCAATGAAACAAGCAGACTTAAATGTGCTGGACGCTCAACTAACTACACGTGAATGGACAGAAATCAAAAGGCAACACGGTAATGACATATCTAGTAAATGACAAATGTATAATGTGCAAACACACCTCGTGTGTAGATGTGTGTCCTGTGGATTGTTTTTATGAAGGCACAAACACACTAGTGATCAACCCAGAAGAATGCATAGACTGCGGTGTGTGCGAACCGGAATGTCCTGAAGAAGCAATTATTCCCGATCATCAAGATCAAGACAACAAATGGCTAGACTTCAACACCAAATGGTGTGATGTGTTTGCTAGTATAACCAAATCAAAAGATCCATTACCGGATTATGAAAAACATTCAGGCGAAGAAGGCAAACTAGAAAAGTATTTCAAAGATGAATAATTGGTTAGAATATGCTGTGCCAAAAAAATATGCAAGGCTGTACTATTCCCACATCGGCAAAAATGTTTTTATATTGCTGTTTATCATGATGTTTGTGTTTGGAAAATTTCCTAGTGCGGCAAGTATGTACTTTGTAATTTTGCTGTCCGATGCGGCATTTTATCACGCTGTTATCAAGAGATAGCAGACACAATTAACAACCATCTTTTGGATCCTGTAAACGTAGATCCGCTGTGTAACTGATTGGACGGAAATTGCATTACTTGACTAAGTTGCCAAGGAATAACTTGTTCCACAGTCAATCCGCACAAATCTTCTTTTTCAAGAAATGACAGATGTGTTTGATGATCAATTCGGTTGATGTTGTTGTCTGTCAGATTGTCAACATGTTGATGGTCTGTAGATAACCATTCATCTTTGTAATATTGTTTATTAGTTGGTCTGTACTTGTAGCCTGCTGTGTTTGTTCCATGGTAATAAGAAGTGAACAGCACTGTTGATACAACTCCTGTATATCCAAGTGGCACCAGCGTTGTTATGTATCCTTTGGGTGTATCAGCATGCACAGGCACAGCAATTGGATTTTTACTTTCTTCTATCCGAATACTGCTGATATCTTGTGTTTTTATTTTCAACTCTTTGATGACCAACTCGATAGAATCTGCTGATGGGTGCATGCGTTTTGTATTTTCAGTTTCGCTTGCATCAACATATGCTGTAAACATATCATTTAAAAGATTAGTGGCTGTGGAACTTAATTGCATCTAGAAATAATCCTGACGAGTGCCTTTTCTTTTTGTGTCTAATGTTACACAATGAAATCCACCAGCAAAAACACGAGCGTGACGCATTTCTAGACCAATAGTTTCTATTCCATATGATTCTAGTGTTTTACGCAGATTAATTTGATTTTGGTCACATATCACTAATTGCTCGTTAACGCTCAACAGATTAAGTCCTATGTAAGGCGATGCTGTTGAAACATTATTAGGCAAAGCAGATCCTACATCAACTATTTGATCTTTTGGAAAAAATATTTTATCCCAGTTTTTAAACAACGGTGGATAAAAATTTTCATTGCATCTTGCACCATTGAATAACACAAGACCTGGACGCAACGGAATCACTGTGCTGTCAAAATGTGCAAAAGAATAATATTTCTCTGCGATGTGGATTCTGTAGCCCCTAGGCTCAAGAATAGTTTTCAACCATTGTGCGCCAAGCATAGTGCCTGTGTTGCTGACTTGATATATTAAATCATTGCCAAGTCTCACAATGTTAGGTGCGTCGAATATTATTTCTTGATTTTTTACAGAAGGCAATTCTAGATTTTCTGTTTGAAACAAGTCATCTAACAATTTTGGTTTAGGTGCAGATATCCATTCAGTACCATTGGCCATCACTTCGTATAAAAAATCTTTGTATGCTCTGGTTTCAAAGTATCTACTTCTATGAGGAGAAGCGGCTTCAACAATTAAATTATCAAGTGGTAATAATAAATCTCTGCATGAATAAGTTTGCCATCCAGTGGTTTGCCAATCCATAGTGCCAAAACCTTTAGTATTATCAATAGCACAAGGTCTTCTCACTGTTACTCCTAACCCCTGCAATGTGTGAGCAAGTGCATCTAAATCTTCATTAGATTCATCAATTAATATTTGTTCTATGGGTCCCGGTAAATTTTTGATATCTTCATACTTTTCACATGTAAACATAAATGCATGTGTGCTAGGATCAATTGGCGGAGTCACAGCATTGGTTGCTACTCCTACATAACATTCCTCCAGCGGATCCCAATCGTTGTGACTTGAAACTACACTGGCCATGAAAATCTTCCGTCCCATATTCTTGAAAAACACAGTCGATTTGTAGAACTTCCACGATTGTATTCATCAAACTTGTTGTTGTGATCAATACCAAAGTACACACAAGGCGATGCATCTACATTTAACTTTTTGCAAAATATTTGCTGTTGACTTTTATATTTTTTGTAAATGTAATCTGCTGGAAAATTTTGCATGAGACTGTTGCCTATGTAAGCACTAAGCACATTGATGTAGTTGTAGTTGGTTTCGTTGACGACATATAATTGGTCTTCAGATTTTGTTCGTTGTAATCTAATCCCAATTCTATGCAACTCCACAGGAAAAACTTTTGACAGAGAAGAAACCACATATTCAATGCATTTGTGTGTCAAATCTATTTGCATGTCTACAGCCAGATTTACATAAGCTAAGTCCAACATTACAGGCACTTTTGCATCATCACATGCACGCAATAATGCATCCAAGTTTTTTGGCTCTTTGCCTGTATCAGAAAAAGGAACACTAATAAGCAGAACATCGCCAGGTCTGATATCATCTTGATCAAGCCAGGCAAAATTATCTCTATAACGTAGACCTTTCATCATCTGATGATAAAAATATTCACCTTGAGATATTCTCAAACGTTTGTGTCTATATTTGATGTAAAATTGTGCAAATGATTCTGTGGTTCCTTGTGTGAAACACATTTCATTATAATCTTGCCATCCTACAATGTTTGGATGAACACTGAACATCCACTCTTTGTAATTGTTCAAATAATCTTTCTTTGTTTGTTCAGGGTCTGTAGGATTTTTTGAATAGTGAAAAATAGATTGATCTCTTATCTTACATGTGTCAACATCATGAACGCTGTACGCACCTCCGAAAGGTTTGTCTTTGTTGTCTGGAAGATTGGTGTATCTCACCATGTCTATTTTACCACGTGTCTTAATTTTTTTGCAATTCGCCTGATGTGGTCCACTTTGCCTAGCTTTAATATTATGTTTTGATTGTGATTGCAAATTTCTTGTATCTCAGGAATATTTTTTGGATTTCGAACTAACCGGAACATGGCATCCACTGCCATGTTACATCTTTTTTTCCAGTTTGGTTCTTTGTCGTAATCTTCGTTTATAAAAGGGTGAAATGTACGGAAACCCATCTTTCTCAAATAATATAAAAATTTTTTAGGACCAACCACAACAAACGGCATGCCTGCTCGAAGTGGTTTGGTAATTTTTTCTGTCGGCTCAAAATAGTCGATAGTACTTTCAGGCACTAATTCTATTAAATTTTTTTTATGCCAAGGTCCTAACCACATACCTATGTGGGTCCCTTTTAGGTCTTGAATTCTTTTTATGAAATTGAAATCCCCATATCTCCGAACAGTGTGCTCGTACTCATCTGAAAAATGATTGTCAGTCCAATGTAATGATGTGCTGTCTTCCTTATTATTTGACTTTTCAATAAACAAAGCAGTGTTTCCTTCTGGATGTCTAAACATAAGGTCAATCATTGCTTTTTTGTCAGTTTTGATTTCATCATAACAAAAGTATGTGTTGTCATCAAAACAATCCATATGGCGTAGTTCTATTCTATCTGCAATTCTATCACGAAACTTAGTGTATTTCCCCATAGTGCAACACCATCCTGTTCTAGATTTTAGCGGAACATTGACCAGATTAGTTTTGTCAAAACCAAACATTGTCGGTGGATAACACACATCTACATGGTTTTTGTATTTTCCGCCTAAGTGAGAGGATCCGACACAGTAATAAGCTCCCGAGTCCATATAATCAAATGTTGTGTCTTGTGTGTTGCTAGCATCGCAAGGAAAGGTTATTTTTTTGTTTCCATCGTATAAGAAACAAGGTTGGGTGGTTAACCATCGTCTTGGATCATTTTCAGAAATGACATCCATCTGCAATCCTAATGCAATAGTCACAGGCAATACTTTGGCAGTTCCTTCAATTTGCTTTATTGGTCGTGGTAGTTTAGCATTGATAGCCAATGCCTGTTTTGTTGACAATTTCATTAAGTGTTGATGCTCAATATTTTTCATCTTAAAAAAAAATATTTATTACAGGTTCAATTCTGTACATCTTATACTGATTAGTGTTTAAATATGCAAAACATTTGACATGGTCGACTTTGTAAAAAACATCAAAAACTTTTGGAGAGAAGATTTGGCCAATCATTCATATGAAAGGAAAACTTATTTTGACTCTCCAAACTTTGATCATTTGGATAGGCAGTATTATAACAAAGATTATCTTCTACAAAGTTTCAACAAAGATGTACCATGTGCAGAAAAATTTAGAAGTGCATTAGATGCAACAAAGTCATCTGTGAGTTGGACAAATATACTACCTGATGTAATCCTACCAACACACAAAGACGAGTTTTTTACTTTGCGTAAAGAACATGATGTTTCAATAGATGCATGTTATCGTTATCTTGTTTTTCTAGAAGATTGGACATTTGGTCATCTTGTTGGCTTTCAAGATAAAATTTTAGCAAATTGGAAGGCTGGAGATGTTTGGAAATTTACAGGACACGACATGCACTTTGGTGTTAATGCAAGCAACATTCCTTTTCACACAGCACAAGTAAGCACGTTTAAATAAATTTTTATAAGATTGATGTGCCTTGCCACAATTAATTTTTTAAAAAACCGCTAGCCTGTAATGTATATTTGTTTTGTAATCCGTTGTTTGCACCAATGTGTAATACTTCACTGTCCCACATGTGGCCATCACCTTGACTCCAGTGTGAATCCACAACATCATTGTACTGTAGAAAATGTCCAGCCTTCCAATCTTCTAAAAAAACATTTGCTCTCACAATCTTCTGCTTGTGGTCAGGAAATCTTTTCTTAATTTGATAGAATGTATCTCTGTGTAAAGGAATTGTATTTCCTGGTGGTTGCATGATAGAACTTACTGTTACCACATCAATTCCTAGTTTGTCTCCTAACTCATCATAATCACATTCATCATTGCTCCAAAATTTTTGATGAATGCGTGTATTTTCAAATATCAGTGAGTCAGGGTAGCCTCCATATTTTTTGTATATGTCGTTTAATTCAACCTTTTGATAGTTGATGTATGGAGTAGGATCAGGATGTTTTGCTTGTATAAACACATCAAAATCAATGTCAATATGAATCTTGCGATGCATAAAAATTATTTAATTGATTATTTTTGAGCCATCATATATAATGAGTACATGACGCAAGTTAAACTTATATCATATTCACAACTGCCAAACGGTAGTGATCTCAAACTAGACACAGCACAAGATTTGATTTCATACTGTGCCAGAGTATCTAACCCTGCCAATCAAATGAATACAGAAACATCAGAACGTTTGATCAAATATTTGATAACTCACAAACATTGGTCTCCACTTGAAATGGTTAGTGCTTGTTTGGAAATCAACACCACCAGAGACATTGCACATCAAATTGTAAGACATCGTTCTTTTTCATTCCAAGAATTTTCTCAGAGGTATGCAGAGCCATCTGAAATGGGCAACCAATTTGTGTTACGTGAAGCAAGACTACAAGATCAAAAAAACAGACAAAACTCTGTAGACACAACAGACCATGAACTGATTGCAGAATGGAGAACACTGCAACAAGACATGATTGCACATGCTACTCGAGTGTACGAATGGGCCATTGACAATGGCATTGCCAAAGAACAAGCTCGTGTGGTGTTGCCAGAAGGCTTGACCAAAACCAGACTGTACATGAATGGTACACTGCGTTCATGGGTGCATTACATTGAACTGCGAGGCGCCAACGGCACACAGAAGGAACACATGGAGATAGCACATGCTTGTGCTGAAGTGATTGCTAAAATATTTC